GCCGCTTTTTGAGGCGGGAATGGTTTGGGCCCCCGACACCGTCTTTGCTGATGAGATGATTGAGGAGGTGGCGGCTTTTCCGAACGGGGAGCATGATGACTTGGTCGATAGTATGACACAGGCTTTAATGCGATACCGGCAAGGCAACTTTGTCCAACTGCCCAGTGACGATTGGGATGAAGAGGACAAACACATACAGGTTAGGGCGTATTATTAATGGCGGATTCTGTAGTAAACCTCGGTCAGGCTGGTTACCAAGATTTTGGCGACATGTCCATGGATGAAATGCTGTTCGGGGCCCCCGCAGGTTTAGATACGCTTCGTCGCACAAAACCTTCGTATGACGAAACAGGGAAAGCGTATCGTTTTGAAGGCGATAACGCTGTTCCGTTTATAGACGAAGAAGGGTATCGAGTTACTCTAGGCGCGGATGAAAGAAGTTATTACACTCGTGCAACCGAAGGAATGGGTGAACGGGCAGAACGGGCTAACCCCTATGCCGGTCAAGCCCGACCCATGTTTGATATCCCTATAGAAGAGGCTTTAGACATGCGGGCCCATCAAGGCGGCTTGTTTCCAAAAAGCATGGAAGGAACTGAAGGGGTCTACGTGCCGCGGCACGTGACTGTCACGCCGGAAGGCAAGATTGTTGACCAGCCAGTAGGTTTTGAAAACGGCGGAATAGCTTCGGTAATGCCGGTTAACAAACCGCTTTTGTCTGATCGTGACGCGGCGGTTGGCGGAAAACTTTTAAAACTTGCTGGAATACAGCAGGGGCCTAACGAAGTTATGTCTGGTCTAGGCCCTGACTTACTAAATCAAGTTTCTCGGATATTGGGGCGTAAAATTGGCTAGCAATCCGGAAGACGATTTCTTAGCGGCAAGTGCCCCCGCACCGCGGCCCACGGCTCCTAACGCGGATTATGTGTACGGCATACCCGGCGCCGAGCAACGGGGTATTGGCGCACAGTTTTTAAATATGTTTGCGCCCTATCGCTCGGAGGTGGTTACCCCGGCATCTAGCCGAGATATTCCCATGGACGGCCCGCCGGGCACAGTTCTTAGAATACCTGTTCCGGGTGAATACAAAGACGCGGAGTTTGGTTTTAGCTACATGCCTATTGTTCAAGGCGTAGCCTCTTTGTTTTCTGACCCTGTTGGGGCGGCGCAAGCGGCAGCTTCCATGCCTGAACAGATATATAACCAACAGGCTTATGGTGCTGATGCCATGAGCCGTGGTTTAGACTTTGTATATGATCAAGAGACCGGCCAAGAGTACCGGTATGACCCAACTTTGCTTCCAGCTACTAGCGCAATAGGCACTGCGGCAAGTATTAGGAAAGCCGCCCGTGAAGGAGAAACAGGTCCTTTTCTCGGGATGTTGGCTACAACGGACTCTCCCGGTATCCGGCCTGAATATATACCGGGGCTCAAAAAGAAGGAAGCACAGGCGCAATCGCGGTTAGAAGCGGGAGAAGACCCACGCGTAGTGTTTGAAGAAACAGGGTTTATGCGAATAAATGTTGATCCCCGCCCAGATCGTCTACCCGGGGACGCGCCGCTAGAAACAAGGATGGTTTTTGACATACCGGACAATTTGGGTCAGATTAATTTCCAGAATTTGTTGCCGGAAAATGTTAAAAAATTGTCCGAGGGCAGCCCCACAGGGGAAGAAATATTAGATGCGTTTGAAAGTTTAAACGACTCGAAAAACTTTCCTATTGAAACTAATTATAGCGGCGGCAAGTACGGCCGAAGCGTAAAATTTAAGCTTAGCGACGTTATGGGAGACGATCACCCGTTGTTTGATGTATTTCCGAACCTTGGCGACGAGATTAATGTTAGAATTGTTGAGAATGCGGGAAAAGGCGCTGGTGGACACTGGAGCGAGCGTAACAACACCATTGCGATTGATGCTAAATACATGGGGAGTGACCGCTATACCTCGACGTTGTTTGTTCATGAGCTGATGCATGTCTTGCAGACACGGGGTCAGATTCCGGGCGGAGCGGCACCTTTTTTAGTTCCTGAAAAGTTATCTAGGCAGGTATTCAACAACTTTGCGTTGTTTGAGTCTGTAAGGTTTATGGAGGGGGACAACTTCAATGTAGCGAGCTTTCTTATAGACGACCGCCCAAAGGCTGAGCAGGACGCACTCAGAACGCTTATTGAGACGGCTAAGTTTAACGTAAAGAACGCTAATCCGGAGGCTCCGGATAATTTATCTAAGATATGGCCCGGTAGTTTGGACAGTTCTGCCCCGGTAAATTTGGAAACCATGCCGTATGCTCAAGAGATGAGGGCGGAACTGCTTCGTTTAATTGCGGAAAAAGAAGCAAAAACGGACAAACTATATGAAACATACGAAGCTTTGGGCATAGAAACTGCTCGGAATACTGACGAGTCCGGAAGTCTTAGATCAGGGCAAGCTGCCCAGTCTAATTATTTTCGGACAAGGGGCGAGTTTATGGCCAGACTGGCCGAGGCTTATGCTTTAGCTACGGAAGGTATGACACCTGAACAACGCCGCAAGTTGTTTCCGATGGATTTGTCTAGGGGTGACCTAGGCGATTTTGTAGGTCCAAGCAAGGATGCCCCGGGCGGGACAGAAGGCATTATGGGCAGTGACGTTGGTACTTTATACGGTGTTCGAGCGGGTACGGGTAAAATGGCAGGCACCACGTTTGTAGACCCCTCACCCCTAATAAATAAAATTAATAACGTAAAGTCGCTTTTAAACGACCCGAATCTTACTTTTCCCGTAATACCTAAAGGCGACGGAGCGTATAAAAGTCGGGCCGAGCTACAACAGCTTTTAGAACTCTTGGAGGGTCGGTTATCCGATACTTCACGGGGAGAGGTACCCACTTCTGAAATGGGTTTAGTTGACATAGGGGCCGATTCTGTTAATTCGCCGGGAGGCTTAATTAACAAAGACGCGTTTCCCCCAGAAATTAGGCATACGCTTGATTACCCGGAGCAGAGCCCTGTCCCGAAAGAGAACGCACCGCGGCCCACGGACCCTACGTCGGGATCTTTGTCTGATCTAAGCACACCAGAGTTGATCACCTCGTGGGTAATTGAGCCAAGTAAAGTTAACCGAGCAGAGGTTGCAAGTCGGTTGCTATCGCAGCCGGATGTTGTAGCTAGGTCAAACCAAGCCCTAGACACTCTGGGGTATGGGGACACCGTTCCTATGTTTAGGCTAGTAAAGTTAACAAACGATGGGGACCTTCAATCGGAAAGTTTAATTTCAGCCACGCTTGACCCAAACAAGGTTCCTTCAAACATAAAGTTTTTGACTGAAGGTAAGTTTGGGATGACCACCCCGACGGATTATAGGCTTGTTCGATATGATGTTCCACGAGATAAAATTGCGGGGTATCTTCCTGCTGTTGCTGACGACATAAAAAGAACCGTAAACCGAGCGGTGAAAGAGAAGGGTTTTGGACAAGGCAACATTCCGGGGATGACTACTGTTACAAATCCCGCGCAACATGCAAAAAACTTAATTAAGCTTCAAGATGAAATCATTGCCGATGTAAGCGGTTTGAAGCCGACAGTTTTGGTTGATGATTCTGGCAAGCCCATGAATATGCTTTCCGTGGGCGGAAGGCTCCCTAAGTTAGTCGCGGAAGGCCGAGTTACTACACCGGAAGACATTTCTGAACTCATGCCTAATTATTTTGCTCTCAACCCAATGGAGTACACTAGACAAGGCAACGCTATTCCATTTGAAGTGGCCGAAAAACAGGCAAGAGAGGCTTTAATTAGCCGCTACCAAGACTTTTTCGGCGTAGCTAAAAAAGCAGAAGGCGGCGTAATAACTTTGGCCGACGTAGCGCGAAACATGAACCGCGGCCCACGGGGCTTGGACGGTTTAGTATCTGTTGCTAGGAATATGAACCGGTCTATGGTAAGTTAGTCATGAAGGAGATAACACATGGCACGTGAACCTATTGCTGGGATGATGGACAAGAATGTCCCATCGCAGCTTAATGAGGATGATTTAGCTGCGGAAATGGAAATAGAGGTTCCGGGCAGCATGGACAACGTCGTGTCTTTTGAGGGCATGGCGGAGGGCATGGACATTGAGATATCGCCTGAAGACGACGGTGGTGTTACGGTTGATTTTGAACCGTCGGATCAGCGTGGGGGGAGCGACGATTTTTATGCGAACTTAGCGGAAGAGATGCCAGATCGGGAGCTTTCGCGCATTGCCGGTGAGTTATTGGCCGAGTTTGATTCCAATAAGTCTGGCAGACAGGATTGGGAAGATGCTTACGCCAACGGTTTGGAGTTACTTGGGTTTACATATGAGGAGCGGACGCAACCATTTCGGGGGGCCTCCGGAGTTACGCACCCGTTGCTGGCTGAAGCGGCTACTCAATTTCAGGCACAGGCGTTCAATGAGTTGTTGCCTGCGTCAGGCCCAGTGCGAACTGCGATATTGGGGGAAGAAACTAGGGAAAAACAAGCTCAATCCCAGCGCGTAAGGCAGTTTATGAACTACTACATCACTAACGTGATGGAAGATTACACGCCTGACATGGACCAGATGCTGTTTTATTTACCACTGGCGGGTAGTACATTTAAGAAAGTCTACTATGACGAGACCATGGGCCGCGCAGTAAGTAAGTTTATCCCTGCGGAAAACCTTGTTGTCCCGTATGACACCTCTGATTTGGACAGTTGTCCTAATATTACGCAGGTTGTTCGGATGTCTTTGAACGATTTGCGCAAAAAGCAGGTTGCAGGCTTCTATTTGGACATGCCTGTGATACCGGCACAGGAAGAACTAGGTAGTATTGAGAGCGAAATTGACCGGATTGATGGCCTTTCCCCGTCTCAAATAGACTATGACTGCACTATTATGGAGTGTCACGTCGATTTAGACCTTGAAGGCTATGAAGACCTTGACGAAGACGGGGAACCGACGGGTATTAAGGTTCCATATGTGGTCACAATCAGCCAAGATAACGGCCAAATTTTGTCTATACGTCGAAATTACCGCGAAGATGACGAATTGAAGCGGAAAATTCAGTATTTTGTGCATTATAAGTTTCTTCCCGGCTTTGGTTTCTATGGTTTGGGGCTAATCCACACTATTGGCGGTTTGTCACGGACCGCCACAGCGGCACTGAGGCAGTTAATCGACGCAGGTACGTTATCTAATCTCCCTGCGGGCTTTAAAGCCCGAGGATTGCGTATCCGTGATGACGATGACCCGCTTCAGCCCGGCGAGTTCCGCGATGTGGACGCACCCGGAGGGGCTATTCGTGACAGCCTGATGCCGCTGCCATTTAAAGGCCCCGACCAGACCTTGTTTAACCTGCTTGGTTTTGTTGTTCAGGCCGGTCAACGGTTTGCAACCATCACCGACATGAAAGTGGGTGACGGTAACCAGCAGGCTGCGGTAGGAACGACTATCGCAATGTTGGAGCAGGGCTCTCGTGTCATGAGTGCGGTGCATAAACGCTTGCACTATGCGATGAAAGAGGAGTTTAAGATTCTTGCTCGTGTGATGAGTGAGAGCTTACCGCAGGAATATCCGTATTCTGTTGAAGGTGCGGACGCTTCGGTGATGGCCTCTGATTTCGATGATCGGATTGATGTCGTTCCCGTGTCTGACCCCAACATCTTTAGCCAGTCCC